GCACAGGATTTCGAGGATTTCGGTGGGGATGCCACGCGCCAGCTCGGGCACTCGTCACGCGCGGTGACGATGCGGCATTACTTGAGGAAACCGCGGCGCGTGGTGCCGCTGAAACGGTGAGGATATTCCCAGTTGGGAATTCAGGTGGGAATAGGGAAAAAGAAAACGCCGCAAAAAGCGGCGTAAGTCTTTGTTTTGATGGTGGGCCGTGTTGGAATCGAACCAACGACCAATTGATTAAAAGACTGAGGTGAAACCGCGCAATATTAACGCCTTGGGCGCATATTCTGGGAATATAAGCGCCTATTTGCGCGCTTTAGAATCAATCAGTTGCGTTTATCTGGCGCAGGAATATACCCAACGTCCTCCGGTGGCGCATATTTCTCGATTCGCACTGCGTTTTCGTTGATCTGCGTCTGGATCTCCAAGATCGCCTGCTGGCGGATCAACAACCGGTCCAGATCCTCGATGCGCTGGTCCTGGTCTTTCTGCCACTGCATCGCCTCGTTGCCGGCCCAGCCAGCCACCGCGAACACCATCGCCACGATGGGCCAATACTTCAGCACGTCATTCATACGACTAGCGCCCCGATAAAAATGGCGCGGCTTTGTGCGAGTTGCACGCACTCTCGGATGCCGGTCGTTTCGACGCGCCTCCGGCGCTGCGTCTCACGGCTGTCCGCCTCTCACGTTATGAGGACCGCATAAACTTTCAAATTGCCACCCACTGCTCGACGCACTCGGCCACGTAGACCGAGCCATCCGGCAGTGGAGGCAGGGACTGGATCAGGCCGTGGCATTCCGCCATGCTGCGCGCAGGGATCTCAACTGCGTGGTCGCCCTGTGGCGTCAGCACGAACAGCAACAGCGCGATCTTGATCATCGGTCAGGCTCCTGCAGAGGATCGCTTGGGCTGTGCTTTCTTGCGGCTAGGGCCTCGAGCCACGAGACACGACCTTCGAGATGTCGTCGAGTTGTAGCGCAGTCTCTCTGCAAGCGATGGATTTCCCGCTCGTTATCGATGATTGCCGCGCTGTTTGTGGCATCAACTCGCTCGATTGCGATAACCCGCTCATCAATACGAGCGAGAGTATAGCCAGCACCAACGAGAGCACCCACGCTGGCCACAAACGACGCAGCAAGGATCTGTCCGGCGGCACCTTCGAGGAGCGAGGAAACTCTCGCGCCGAGGTTGTCTGCATTACCTGTTCTCCTGTTCATTTGATTTCCCCTCGATCCTCGTTCCCTGGCTCCAGGGGTGGTTTCTCGTTCATCGGTCCTCCCTTGTGCCGGCTGGCACGCGACATCATCGGACCCAAGTCAGTCGGCAATTTTTCTTATCGCGGCCTTGTCCGCGTTGCAGGCTTTTGCAGCTGCTTCCAGTTCCAGGCACCAAAGTGCCACGTCGCGCCATGTCTCGCCTTGCAACGCAGGGACTGGCGTCTGACGCAGGAAAGCGTCAGGGATTTTCGGCTGGCGAACCACGCAACCCGACGAGGATATCGTCAGCCACGCGGCTGTCAGCACAATCGTCTTTCGCCACATAAATCACCCGCCTGCGTTCCGTCAGTTGTGCAGTGATTGCCCGCATTTCTTCTTCGCGCTCGCGCCAGGCTTTTTGCGTTGCCTCGTAATTGGCAATCAGTGCCTTGTAGGCTTTCTTTGTGTCCCGATGAGACTGGAATGAATGCGCCCAACCTGCCGCCGCGACGAACAAACCAACCGCAAGCGCAAACATCCAGAACCATCTGTTAAGCAGTATCGCGCCCACCGAACTTCCTCCATGGATGAACATCGATCGTCAAACCGATCCAGTCGTCGTCCAGATCGCCTTGAGGATCATCATCCTCAAACAGTTTCCAGCCGAATTTCAGGTAGAAGCACCTGCCGTTGCCGTAGTCCCTGATGACGTACAGCAGTGGCCGATACCAGAACGAACCGTGGACGCCTGCATAGCCGATATATCGTCCCGCTATGCCTTCGTGATCGGATGGCATAGAGCCGCGTTGCTGAACGAGTACGCCATTGTGATCGAGATAACCCAGGATCATGGTGCCGTAGTTGCTTGCACGATTCCTGACTGCCGCCCAGTAAACCCGACGAACCCAGGGATGCAGAATTTTCTCGCGCTCGATGTCTCGGCCGTCGATACCGTGGGATTTCCGATCATGGTGGTTGTCCCACAGCCACGCCCATAGTGGAAAGTGCCGTCCACCTTCCGCGCCTGCGTGGCCGCAATCGGCACCACGATCAGGCCGATCACTTGCAGGACGAGGTTGGAGAGGTGGAGCGGTAGGATCAGTGCCCACCCGATCAACTTACGCATCACGAGCCATCATCATGAAAAACAGCGACACCAGCGCAACACCTGCCACGATGCCGACACCAAACGCCATCAATGTCCACGCCCAGCACGCCATGTCAGAATCTTAAGCAAGCGTATCGAAGACGCATCGCGCGTTTCCATGCTGCGATCGCCGCTTTATTGCAGCCACAAGGCCGAATCAGTGGTTTCATGTGCCGGTTTCCTTAAGTCGTTTCACCCGCTCGCGGTAGACCCATCCAAACGCCGCGATGCCGACGATCGCCAGCACCATGACCACCACCCAGGCCGCGCTGACCTGCGTTTCGGAGACAGTCCCGAACAGGGATTTCACGTATCCCGCAATTTCCTGCGCCGCGACCAGGATACCGCCGGCCGACGCCGCCATTCCGCCAACGCTGGCCTTGATGGTGGTCGAGTCTTTTTTCTGCTTGGGCATGCGGTAGCCCAGCAGGTCGGCTTTCGGGTACTCAGACACCTTGACCTGGTTCGACTGGTTGCCGCCGAGCACCCGGATGCGGCTCGTCGTTTCTCCTACATAGAACCCGACATGCCCCTGCCACGGCTCGATGCCGCGACTGAACACGCACAAGCATCCCTCGACCGGCGCATCGATAGGACGGCCCCAGCTGAGGAAAGAACGCGCCGCCGGCGAGCCCGTACCCGGCGTGCCGGACTCTTTCAGGCACCAGTTGACGAAACTGGCGCACCACGGCACCTCGTCATCGGAGGCGCCGATTGACGTCGCGGCATGGTAGGCCACGATCTGCGGATTGTTGCCAGCGCCTGGCACCTCGGTCACGCCGATCTGCGATCGCGCCACTTGTAACCATGGAATCTCGGGCATAAAAAACCGCCTAATGGCGGCCTCCTGGTTGATGATTTCAGCGTTTACGGCGGTCTTGCAGGACAACGCCGGCTGCGATTGGCCCCCATAACGGGTGCGTCGTCGGTGTCGGGATACGAACCGACTGAAACCGCGTCAGGACATCGCTATCCATGCGCCGGTCTTCCGGGCCGAACAGGTAGATCGCGCGGCCTCTTGGATGACGAAACTGGTGAAGTGGGACTTTTCCATTAGGATGAGCCACGACGGGTTTTGCCCGAAGCGAACACACCAACTCATCGACGTTCGCATCAGGCGAAACCTCCATTACGTTTGCCGCGAAGGACTGGCCGAGCTCGCGCCAAAAGTCCCGGTATAGACTGGCTGCCGACGCCGACGCAGTTGCCAGATCGAAGGCCGGTGTGAAGTAGGCGATGGTAATTGTTGACTTAGACACGTTATTTCTGCCTGGTCACGAAAGAATTGAACTCCAGCCCCGCTGCGCTGCACTTTCTGCACTCCACGTCGGCATCGAACAGCGCGCCCGGCTTGACCTCATTCCACTGCAGCCAGACAAAATCATCGAACTTGTCGAGCGCAAGTTGCAGGATCAGGTGCCGCCGATCCCACTGTGCATAGATGCGCCTGCCGTCTGGAAGATCCGCAACTCCTAGCCGTTCGACATCAACCACGTCCATAATCTCGCGGCAGACGGGACACGCGCGGACGAACTTCGCCATCAGGAAACCTTCGGGATCGCGCCGGACACGATAATGTCGGCGTTTGCCAAGTCGCTAGACAGTAAGGATTCGTCGAACGGACCGATAAATTTGTATCCGTCTGTCGACCACTTCGTCGAATTAACTTCCAAAAAACAAAAACCGACCGCGTTCGATAAATACGCCTGGGCGCAAAAATGGAAATTATCGATCCAACCACGCGACACGGAAAACAAATCTGGACACGAGTTCGCGTAAGTCGTCGTCGTTGAGGCGCATGGCGCGGACGATGCAGAAATATATTCAACCAACGCAACCGCCGGGCCCGCCGTACCCGATCCGCCGGACAGGACATCAACCGTCGTCGACAGAACGTTGCCGTCCGTGTTGACTTGGGACCAGTCCGAACGCTGATAAACGCCGTCTACCCACGGCGTCGACCAGATTCCGGTTGCCGTAGATTCGACCGACGTTCCGGCGACCGCCGAACAATCCGGCGCCAGCCCGGAATCATGGACATAGGTTCCGTTGACAGTCCCGACAACGGCGTCGCTAGTGAACACGCCGCTACGTTTCGCCGTCCAAATCGTTTTAACCTGCGAATCCTTGATGTAACAGGCGCCCGTATCGCTGGACGCGGATTCCGCGGATTCATGATAAAACGAAACGACGCCGGACGACGTAACCTTGACGCGCGCCGTCCCTGTCCAAGTTGAACCGCATGAATAGAAAGCGTCGTATATACCCTGCCCGACGACGCATTGAGTTTTTGCGGTCTTTCTGTCTTCCGTGCCGAGATAATCTGGCACCTCGACAAAGGTCGCGCCGGACGAATTGGCCTCTACTTTATAAGTCTTAGACACCGCGCCGTCGTATTTCCTGCACGTTCCTTTGAAGTTGCAAGAAACGTCCATTGCGGAAACCGTCCCTAAGCAAAAATGTTGCGATTCGGTTTCTTGCGCCTGTTCCCAATCGATCGACCAGGACGACCCGTTATAAGTGAACCACCCCATCCCGGACCGATCGTCCGCGCCAATCGCGCCGTTATACGAATAATGCCCGATTGCTTCAATGTCGCCGGACGAATTCCTGCCCGCCGCCGACGCGTGATATGGATAATTCGGCGATCCGTTCGTCGAGTTCGGCAAAGCCGGAAGCAACGTTTGATTGTGAACAATCTGTCCGCCGCTTGTGATCGGCGTTATATATTGCGGATAGCATGGATTGTTAGCGTCTAGTCCGGGATAAACGACAGAAACGTGGTGCAACGTCCCGGAAAAATCTTTAACCCAATGCGTCGACCCGACTTTCGGAATCGACCCGGTCGACTTAACGTATTCGTCGCCGACGTCGTCCCACTGAACGAAAATATATTCCGAATTGTCCCCATCCCAAAATTGAAACCCGCCGGGATATTTGCATATTTTCGGGTGATCGACGAACCCGATAACCGTCGGGTTGAGCCACGGTTGCGTCGACCCCTCGTCGAATGAAACGACGACATGGTCCCCGACCTGGAACGCCCACGAATTGCAGTCCATATAAACAATCGGGACCGCTGTTGCTTTGAAATTCTTTTTCGTATCAATGGACGACGCGTCCGCGCGCCAAACGTCGGACTTTCGTTCCAATGGGTCGAACGCTATCGAACAGGTATCTGCGCCGTAATCGATATCGATAATCGTCGCGTAACGAACCGTCGGGTTCCAGGTTTCGGCGCCGGGTAGCATTGCCATCGCGACGTAAAGTTCCGTCGATAGCAATTCGCGCGGCCCGAAATAGTGACCCGCGCCGGAATCGGTGTCCGCGTCCGGGATTACGTCGAGAATATTTCCCGGCCCGTCGTATTGTCGCCCCTGATAGCTAACCGATACCAGTTCGCCCGCAGCGATTTTCGTATAATGGCCCGTCGCTGGCGGATCGTTGTCGTCGTCGCGTAAATCGCGACACCATAGCGATTCGGTTTGTTCTATTTCGGCTTTTTTATTGGCTAGGTAAATTCCGCGCCAATACAAGCGCGAGCGTTCAAGCGTGACCAAATCCTGCTCAAGTTTCCACGGTCGCAATTCTGCGCGCGCTTTGCGCGCCTTCGTCGTCGCGTCTAGAACGGCGTCCCAATTTTCCGGAGACTTGTCCGCGTTGTAAGCGTTAATCGCCGAATCAAGTTCCGACAGCGCGGTGGAAAGTTGTGATTCGTATTCGGAAACCTTCGGGTCGACTTCGTCGTCGAGCCAGTCTTTCAATTCCTGCCGTCGATTCGCGACGATTTCTATCAGCGCGTCCAAGCGTTCCGCGTCGCCGTGCTGCATTTTTACGGAATATTGCGCGTCGCCCAAGTGCGAAATAATGGTTCCGCGCGCACTACTATTTGACACTGGTCACGGTTTCCGAAAGATTATTGACCGACCCATTGATCGCGACGCGAGAAACCGGATAGTTCACGCCGTTGATTCGTAACACGTCGCCAGGGTTGACCGATAAAACATGATGCAGACGAATGACCGTCGTTCCGTCCAAATCGGCGCGCATGTAGGACAAGTCGCCGCGATCGACCGACCAAACCTTCACCGACGGTTCCGGCGTCCCCTGCGCCTTCAGAATCACGCCGTAATCGGAGCCGGCGCCCTGTCCGCAGTAAACCGTTGCGCTTTGGATCGTCGCGTCGTTCGACATTTTTTCCGACGACTGGAACCCGTGAAACAGTCGCGCCCGCGAAATCACAAGTTCGGACCCGACTTCCGCGACCAGTGCCGCCAGTTGTGACACGTCCGGAACCGTGACCGAAATCGTTTCGATCCCTTCGCTTTTTTGAATTGAGATCGACCCGGCGTCCAGGTCGGCGCCGCCGATCGATGCGACCAACCCGAACGCGTCCGGTCGCCTGGACGACCGCGGCAATTCGTAACCGATCGAAAACGCGGAATAATCCGGCTTGAAAACAATCGTTCCGGTGGCGGTTGCCATTGGCGCCGTCGCCGTAATTGTTAAAACCGCGTCCCATTTGCCAATCGTTCCGGTGGCGGTTGCCATTGGCGCGGTCGCGGTAATTGCGATCGTCGCGCTTGCGCCGCCCGGAGGTTCGAACTCATGCCACCAGGCGTCATTCGTTCCATAAACATAATGCGCGACCAAACCACTTCCGTCGACGTCGTCCATTCCGAACGAATCGTTCCAGTATGTTGTACCCCAATCGTTCGGATAATCGATCGTGTCGGTGTTCCACCCGCCAGCGTCTGAGTACGCTATAGATAGCGTCAGTGCGTTGTAGTCCTGCTCTAAAAAGCAAACCATATAATGGTTTGTCCAATCGTAAATAAACGGGTTAGAATCCGCGTTCGAGCTTCGACCCCCCCCTGTTGCTGTATATCCGTGATTTGTGAATCCGGTCGATGTTATTGAGATTTCATAGATTCGATGCTGAGTCGTTAAATAATGCGCCGAATACCATAGCGTCGTATCAGAACGCGTCCAGGTATCGATTACCGGATAGACTGAATGCAGTCCGACTCCCGAGCCAAAATTAAACGTGTATCTTGTAGTCCCTAGCGCGACGGCGTTTACCATGTAAATCCATGTCGAGCTTCTGTATATCAACCAGTTCCCGTCAATGATCCCCGCGGTGAATGAATCCGGCGACGGATTCGCCGTCAAGTCTGTTGATACGTCATAATTTGACGACCATGATGTCCCTTGATTTGTCGACACGATATAGCTTACATCATAGACGGTGCTGCCCATCGACCGCCGGGAATGCGTGAATATTAAATACCAATTGTCGGAAGCGTCCGCGCCGAAACAACCCCTGTATTGAGATTCTGATGCGGTATGAACGGCGGACGGTGTCAACGCCCAAGTTTCCGTCGAGGTGTCGAATAACGCTAAAACAAGGTCTGCCCCGTCGACGAATTGCAAAATTAAATAACCGGACACGCGGTCGTAAGCGACTGACTCCGATCCCGCCGAAGTTGTTACGGTGTAATTTTGCGTGTAATCAACAGTTCCAAACCCGTCGCATGGGTTGGTGATTGACGTGATTTTGTTAACGTTCCATGTTGCCGTTGTTCCAGACGTCGTGACGTAGCAGTCGAATATTTTGTTATTACGCGTAACGATTGCGCGCGAGTCTAGGTCACCAGGGGTTTTTGTGCTGTCGCCGTCAACGTAACAGGATGTCATGTTTAACTAGCCGGTTGCGTCCAAGTGTACGAAGTCAGTTGTAACGCGTCGTCGACCGCGATCGTCGCGTTCGAAATGATCGCTTCGCCGCCGCCGCCGGATTCGGAAACCGCCACGTCGTTGACGACCGTCGTCCCGTCCGTCTTCAAAAATCGCCCCCACCCCGCCGTCCCCGCCGCGACCGCCGTTCCATTGACGGCGGCGGAAAGAGAACAGGCGCCGGACGCGGCGGCGGACATCGCGTCGGCGGGAAGCGTGAACGTGACTAGAAGCGTCCCGGTCGCGGTATCGTCCGCGCTTGTCGGTTGCGTTCCGGTGTACACTTTGAACGATCCGGAATTAAGCGAGTCGCCGTATGCGTCCGCCAGCGTGTTTCGTTGCGCCGTCGATAGTCGGTTTGCCATTAGGTCGGGTCCGGTTCGGTGATAATTTGCGTCGCCTGGGTTTCGTTTGCGTTGATCGAAACCGATTCGATCGAAACCGTTTCCGTGTCAATAAGCACGGAGTCGTCGGGATAAACCATATAAGACAACGGAATCGACCATTCGCGCCCGCCGCCGCTATTTTTGCGCTCGAAAAACACGTCGGCGATCGTGTTCGTTTTTGCCGCCGCGTTTGTGAACGTCGTCGAGCCAGTTAGCGTAATCGAAGAATTTTCGGCGCCGCGGGAATAATTCAGGTCGTTCAAATCGAACGTCGCGACGTCCGCGTCCGGCCCCGCGGTTCCGCCTTCATAAATCCACGCCTTTCGGATGACTAGGTCGCCATTCGGCCGCGCGTCGATTGCCGAAATGATTTCCGACGCCCACGGCAAATAGACGGTTGCGGTCGAGTCACGCGACGAATGCAGCAAAAGCGCCAACCCATAAACAGGCAACGCGTAATCGGTTGTCGAGTCCGCGGACCCGGTCAGTTCCGCCGAATAGCGAACCGCCCACGGTTGCGGAACGGTTGCGCCGCCGCCGTTGACTTGCAGATGATAGCCAACCGTAAGCGCGGAAAAATCAGACATAAACCTTTAGCCGGATATGCGACGCGTTCGATAGTTGCTGTTCCGTGACATACGTCGGGACGACGCGTTTCAGCCATAACCCGATCGATTGCCCCGCGGTTAACGAAACGGACAACGCGGTCGCTTCGGTCGGTTGAACCCAGGTCAACGATCCAGACGGTTCGGTTAGTTCGTTCGCGATCGTGGTCGCCGTCCCGCCCGCGCCCGCCGCGTCGAATGCCATAAAGACAGAGTCTTGACCGATCGAACCGGACGTCGACCGAAACCAAACGTCAACCGAGTAAGTTTGCGTCCCGTCCGTGTTCTTCAGGTACAAACAACGGTAATTTGTTGACCCGGCTTCCGCTTCGCCAGGGGGGATATTGTCGAACAGGTTTTCAATCGGGTTCTTAATGCTAACTTGATCGGTGTAATCCTGCGTCGGCAAACTTGCCGCGACGACGGTTACGGATAGAACCGCCGCGTTTCCGAATGACGGTAAGTAATACGTCCCGTCAGAACTAACGTCGACCGGCGTCCCGCCGCCGTTGCCCGGTTCAAACCAGACCATTTCTTTCGTCGGCGTCGCGGAGTAATCATAAACGACCGAACCGACCCCCTCTAGGTTGCCGCGTCCATGATTAACAGTTAGCCCGGAAATATTGGTCGTCTGCCGGGTCGCGGTTTGATGCGAAATCGCCGTCGACGAAATCACGCCGCCCAGGGACGCGTCAGGGTCCGTGTTCGATGCCCCGCCGGAAAGGTACGCGACGACGTCTTCGCCCGCCATTATGCCGCCCCGGTCAAATAAACGTTTGCCGTTAAGACGCTTCCGGTGACGTATTTTTGTTTGATTACGCCCAGATATGCGCCGTCCGGCGTGACAACGGTCAGTTCAGAATAATTTTTAATCAAATAGTCCAGCGTTTCCAGAACGTCCGCGGGCGCCGGGTCGACCTTGATTCGCAACGTTCGGTCGCCGGGTGAATAGCCAGAGTCGTTCAGATAAACGCCGCCGGATAACAGTCGGGTTCGCTGGACCCGGCGTTCGATGTTTTCAATATCGGACGTCGCGACGTCACAATCAAACACGATCGCCCCGGACGGATCGAATGTTTTAGTGCCTAACGCAATTTTCATTTGTCGCCCCGTCTAGGCTATTTGAACCGATTTCAATCCAAGCAAGAATTCGGCAGGAGAACCCGACATTTCGAGTTGAATCCGATTCAAAATCTTATACATGAACTGTTTCAAGTCTTCGTCCAGTCCGTCGGCGGAAATCTTGATTGTCCCGTCCGTGTCTTTCATCTGCGAAATGGTCGCGTCGATCATGGCAATCTGTTTGTTAATTAGTTTTTCTTGGAGGTCAAGTTGTTGCTCTATCCAGTCTTCAAATTGCCATTTGTCCGAAAACGCATCCAGGTCGGCCCATGTTTCGAACATCGACGCGAGCAATTCATTTTGAGATTGGATCGAAACCCCGATCGATTCAAACGCGGCAACGGTTTTTTTCGCGTCCGCTTCGACTTGCGCGACGTTGATCGCGACGCTTGCTTCTATGTTGGCGATTCGTTCGTCGGACGCGAGTTCCAACGCCTTTTGGCGGAATTCGTCTAATTCTTGCTTTGCCTTGTCCGTCGAGTCTTTTGTGGTTTCGATATTTTTCGAAATAGCCGAAAACGTGCCGTCTAACTTGACCAGATTTCCGTCGGCGTCCCTGACTTCCGTAGAAAATCCGTTCGTCGCGTTTTCGATTTTCGTTAACTTTTCCGCCAGTTCGTCGGCGTTTTTATATGCCGCTAAATAGCCGTCAGCGGTTTTCTTGACGATTAGCCCCTGTTTTTCCAACGCGATCCGAACCGCTTCGGCTTCGTCGGCTAACTGTTCTTCGCTTCGTGCGAATTCGTCCGTCCGATCGATGTTCCCCGCCAGGACGGATAAAAGCGATTCTTTCGTCGCGCGGAGTCCTTTTAGCGTCGCGTCATATTCAAGAAACCGCTGTTCCTGGTCGGCAAGCGCGAATTCTAAATCCCGATACCCATCCTCTAACCCCGTGACCCCGTTCCAAAGGTCGACGATCGTGTCGGCGACCTTGTCGTTTAGCCCCGTCCATTCCCCAAGCGCGTAAACCAAACCGATCACGGCGCCAGCCAAACCAAGCGGCCCGATAACCTTGACCAGTCCCGCGGCGCCGCCCATCGTCGTAAACAGCGACGTTATGCCCGACCCAAGCGCGACGATCTGTTTCAGCGCGCCGCCCAAACCGATAAACGCCAACCCTAACGAAGACAGGGACGGCAAGATTACGTCGAGAACCTTCGACCACCCGAGGAACGACCCGACCGCCCGCTGAACTTCCGGGTCCAAGTCGGCAAACGCGCCGATCGCCGTTCCGATCACGTCCAACAACGGACCGAACGCGGTCACGATCGACCCCGTCGTTTCCAATAGCCCGCCAGTGACGTCAATCAACCCCTGAAACGCCGCGCGCAAACCGTCAGGCGTCGTTAAGTCGATGCCGTCAAACAAGCCACCGAACGCATCCTTGAGCGAATACAGCCCGTCGATGATGGGTTGCCAGTCCAGCCCCTCGAACGCCGCCGGAATGTTCTTCGCGATCGCTTGCAGATCCGCCTCGAACTCCAGAAACAACGGCTCCAGCGCCGAAAAAAAATCATCGAACGCGCCGGACCGCGCCGCGTCTTCAATGGCGCGGTTGATATCGGTGAAGGCGTTAACGATGCCGGTCGTCTCCGGGAGGAACTGCTCGCCGATGGCCGCGGCCGCATCGACAAACGATGCCTTGAGTGCGTTGATGGACTCCTCCGCCGCCGCCATGCGTAGCGCAGCCTCCTGGACGGCGGAACCGGCTGCGCTCGAGGCGGACGCGACGATACGGTTGACGTCGGCGAACCCTTCCAGCACCGCAGAAAATTTCGACGTCTGGTTGATTCCGGCGATTTCGGCAGAATAGAACGCCTTTTGCTCGTCGGTCAGCGTCGGCCAGATTTCGGCGAGCTTGAGGAGGACGGCTTCGGCGGAGCGGAATTCATCCGCACTCGCTTCAGTTACGACGCCGAGGTCGATCAGGGACTGGACGACAGGCGCGGTATCCGTGCCAAGTCGCGCGAGGATGGTCTTGAGGGCATTGCCCGCTTCGGCGCCGGCGAAACCGCGCTCGATCAGGACAGCCAGCAGCGCGTTCATCTGCTCGAAAGACAGGCCCGCCAGGGAAGCGGCAGGCGCGAGGACGGTGAACCCTTCCGCAAGCGCCGCGATATTCGCGCCCGCGACGGATTCGGTTTTGTTGAGGACGTCGAGATAGTAGGCGGCGTCTTGCGCAGTACCGCCCAGAGAGTTGATGGTCGCGACGAAGAACTGCGCCGCGGACTCGGCGTCGAGTGTCGACACCTTCGTGGCAATCAGCGCCTGCTCGGCGAGCGTGATGGAGTCCTGGATGGAAAAGCCGGCCTGGACGAAGATCCCAGCGGCGTCGACCGCAGCCGCCGTCGTCACGCCCCATTCCCGCGCAATGGATCTCAGGTCGTCCTCTAGCGGTGCCAGTTCTTCGCGCGTCTGGCCCGTGACCTTGGACAGGTCGATCCATGCCGACTCGAGCTCGATCGCCTTCGAGGCCGCATACACCAGGCCACCGGCGGCGACCGCGGCCAGTACCGCCTCGAACTTGAGCAGCGCATCGGTTGCAGATGCAAGCGGTCCGGTGACGCGCGTCAGGTTGGTCTCGAACCGATCCAGTTCGCCACCGATCGAACGCAGCGTTGCAGACGCCTGGTCAGTCGCCCCGAAGATAATCTCGACGGTTTTTGAAACGTCAGCAGTCGCCATGTTTATCCTTGCGCCCGACGCGCATTGAACTCTTCGTTGCGCTCTTTATAAAACCGCGACCACAGCTCGATCTCCGTCACCGTCAGAAACGGGTCCGGGAACAGGTCTGGAACTGTCTCGAACAAGAAACGATTCCGGCGCTCTGCCATAGACAGCGCAGCCTGGACGCGCGGGTCTTGCCACAGACTCAGGATTTTTTTTTAATGTCAGACCCGAGTCCTGTGAGCTCGGTGATGGTGTTGGTCAGGTGGTAGAACTCCACTGGCCGATGCTTGGCCAGCTTGACCGCCACGTCGAGCGAGATCACGGGATCGACCGACCCGAGCACCAGCATCTCCAGCCGCTTCGCGATTTCCGCCTCGACGTCATCAGTGTATCCGAGCGACCGCTGGATCTCGAGAATCTTCTCCGACTTGGTGCCGGCGGACAGCGCCTCGATGATGGCGCCGGCGTTGGCGCGCGACTCCGCCGCCTTGTGCGTTTTGGCGAGCTCGTTGCCGGTGAGCCCCCGCACCACCCACTCCGCGGCGACCTCGCCGTTCTCGCCCGGCTCGAAGAATGCCTCGAGCGCGGGAAGAGAAACGCCCCGCTTCCGGGGCGTCCATTCTGCTGCATTGAATCGATCAATATTGAACGACACGCGACCTCCTTATTATCAGCCGGAGAACTCTACCCCGTCAGACTCTGCCGAGATGGTGCAAGCAGACTGGATGGAATCCCCGGCCGGGAACGTGCGCGCGATGCCGAGCTTGCCCTGGTCTACACGGTACGGCGAGTCGTACCGGTCCGGGTAGAAGCGGAAAAACAGCGTCTCGTTCTTCAGCGTCACCAGACCGTCGGTGATGCCGTCCTGCAGCCTGGCCGTAAACGATCCCTGGCCGAGCGAGGAGGAAGTCGACCCGAGCGTGGAACCGTAGACCTGCGTCGAACTGACCGAGTGCGAAGTCTCCGGCGGCACGAAATCGGACGCCAGCGCCACCTCGGCAAAGATCGGCGCCGAGTAGCTGGCGTGGACGGCCTTCGCCACGTCGCCGGTGTGGATCTGCGGCAGCGCGGAGTAAAAGGTCACCGTGCCGCCGATGTAGTTGACATCGTAGAGCGGATAATCCGCGCGCTCGGTATGCGTGCCGACCACTTGGAAGATCTCCGCCGAGGTGATCGGCGCGGCGGTATCCGAGGTCACCCGTACCTGGCCGATCTCCACCGAGTCGGTCGGAATGTAGGGGGGGCCACCGGCGGCACCTCGCGTCTCGGAAAATGCGGTCGTCGCGCCATCGGTGCCGGCTACGGCCGCGATCGCGCCGGCGGACGATACGGTGATACTGATCACCTTGGACACTGCGGTGGCGGGACGGGTGATGGATACGTCGGTATCGGCGGCCACGCTGTCGCCGGCGACGCCGTTAAGGTTGAGCGTCAGCGCGGACACGTCGACGACATCGTTAGAACCGGACACGGCCGGGATGATCACGCCACCGGTCAGCAGTCCGTTCGGCAGTACGCTGGGAGAGTAGCCGGACCGCCGCGACCACAGCGACGCGCTGGAGTTGAACGTGGTGTTGTCGCCGCTGTCGGTCAGCGCGCCCATCGCATAGGACTGTTGGCCGGCCTCGTATTCAAGTTTCGCATTTTCAGCAGTTGGCATGGTGGCTCCCCTTCATTTGCTAGGGTTCAAGAAAAAACCCCGCTGGCGGGGTTGATGTTCTGGCTCAGATGAACGGCCGACTGGTCGGATCACCCTTCGCCGTCGAATACACGATCACGTAGGTCAGGGACGCTACGATGTACGTTTTGCCGGCGTCCGGATACACGATGTCGCCGGAGGTATAACGCACCGACTCGGCCAGGTCAGTCAGTTCGTCACCGTAGACCTCGACCGCACGGCGACCGTCGCGAAGCAGCTGGTTGCCGATCACCGACGGATTGCTGCCGGCCAGATCGTCGATCAGCTCGACACGGACGCGCATCGTCTGCCGCGACACCTGGAAGTCGTCCGGCGAGGCATCCTCGGCGCCGTCCCAGATCACCGCCGCCGGGAACGACGCCGGGTCAATATCGAGCACCGCACGTTGCACCGTGGCGTCGATCCCGTAGCCGTTTGCGGTCTGGATGGCCTCTACCCGCCGGACCAGCGCCTGGATGACCTGTTCGCGCACGCTGTCCTGCATCAGACCCTCCTCGCCGTGACGGTGAGCGTCACGCCGTCGTTGCCGGCCTCGTTTTCGACGCGATAGGTGCCGGAGGCCACAGTGATGGTGTCGCCGATCCGCGGATCCGGCACGTCGGCGATCTGGATCAGAATTTCCACCGACTCGGACGAGGCCCGCATATCGATGCCGTTGCCGAAATACGTCGAGTCACGGTCGATGACCACGATGATCGGGTCCGGTATCGCCGGACTCGGCACCCATCCGTTGGCGGTATAGGTGGCCGACTCGCCGAGGCCGTCGAAGATATCCACCGCGGCCTGCGCGGCGATCGACTGGAAGGTGTCGGCCATCAGGCGATGTTCCCCTGCAGCAATTCGACGCCGACGAACCACGTCGTTTTGAGTCCGCCGTCATCGACCTGTATCTCGATCCACGCCGGACCGGTGGCGGAGATGGCAGTATCCGTCGACGAGAACACCACCACGACCAGGCTGTTGAGCCAGTCTGCGCCAGAGGTGCCGGACGACTGCGCCACATCGCCGGTGAACTTCGTCGTGCGCGAGTTCGATACGATCGCAGCCTTGACGGCGGCCGACGACATGTCGAAGGTCGCGCCGTTTTTCTTCAGCGTCACCGGCAGCGTTACATCATCGCCGGTCACGATCTTCGGTTTCAGCATGTGTCCGTCTCCAGCGTCTCGGCGGCGGCGTGCGCGGTCATGGTTTCGATCAGGTCAACGGACAGGACGTGCACGTCTACCGACGCGGTTGCCGCCATCGTCAGATCCGCCGACGACTCCTGGTACGCGTCTGCGGTCAGCACCGGTCCCACGAACACGGTATCGCCGCCACCCGTGCCGGGCGGCCTCAATCCGAAGAGTTCCATATATCCCTGATCAGGTAGAGCGCGGCGACGAGCGCAACGCCGGCAGCGACGAACAGCACGACCTGCAATCCGAAAAAGTCCATGTTCCCTCCTACTGCGGCGTGATCTGCGACAGGTCCGCGTTGGTGTCGAACTGGTACAGCGGCGTGGTGCCATCCTCGGCGTAGATGGTGATGACGTTGCCGTTTTTGTCCCACACGCGGCGGTTGAAATGCGCTTCGTGGATCATCTGCAGCATCTTGCCGGAGCTCGTCTCGTTGACCAGCGTCATGCCGTTGTAGGTGCCCGACGGCATCCAGTCGCCCGTCACCGAGTCGATCACCTTGCCGTCACCGCGGACGACGATCGTCCCGCCCGTTACCGTCGCCTGGTCGATCTTCACCTGGCCAGAGGCCAGGTCGATGCTCACGCTCTCGCTGCCAGTCTTGTTGGTCAGCAAAATGCCGCCGTTGTAGTTCCTCATGGCGAGCGCCTGGCCGGACCCGCCCAGATCTATGGTCGGCGTGGCGGTGCCGGGCACGCCGGACCAGCAGTCGAGGAAGTGCGCCTCCTGCGTGCCGCCGAGCGTTACCGTGCCGGGCGCGAGGACGCATCGTTCCAGGTATCCCGAGACATAATCGAGATCGTGGATCTCGCATTCCTTGACCTGCGCCAGACCATCCAGCGTGCCCTCGATGTGCGCCTCGTAGAACTCGGCCTTGTAGACATTTGCCGCGGCGGTGATGCTGATCGTCGACTTGCTCACCGATTCACCGATGAAGGTCATCGCGGTGTAATCGTTGCCGCTGGTAATCGTCAGGTCGCCGATGACAAAGATCGTCGTGAACCCGCGCGTCTGCGCGATGGCATAGGCGTCGCCGAGGTTGTTCACGGGCTCCTGCGGCGTGCCGACCGGAAAATCAGTGCCCGAGAACGCCGACAGCACGTCCAGCGTGACGCCGCCGTTGTACGACGCATACTGGATGGCCTGCAGTTCCGACAGCGTGGCCGATGCCGAAGACGTTTTCGTCACCGTCACGTAGGCGCTTGGCGCCACCGGGTTGCCGAACGTCGGGTTTGCCTCGTTCTGACCTTCGTTCTGTCCGACCAGGTTGCCGCCGGTGATGTCGCAGACCACCGTCGTCGGCCCAGGACGCGCCTCGAACCGCAGCCGCCACCCGTAGAGCAGCGTCAGCGTGATCCCGACCAGGACGCCGCCGCCGAGCGGCTCCTTGCCGGATGCCTTGCAGATCTGCGGCTCCTCGAGGTTGAGCATCTGCCCCTCGTAGTCCTTGATCTGGTTGTACAGTTCCTGGATCGTGATCTCGGTGTCCGGCGCAGCGACCTCGATAATCTTTTCAGGTTGATCGAACGTCAGCGTCGCCACGGAGTTTCTCCATCTTCAGGCGATGATCTGCCTCGCGAATGTAGAATTCGAGTTCTTCGATCGTCGCCCGCTCTTTCCTGATCGCCTCCTCGAACGTCCGGATGTTTCCCCGGCAACGATCGATATTCGCGCGCAGCGCATCGACGTCATACTGAATCGTCGCCATCAGGCGCGCGCTCCTTACTGGTAGATGGTGTCCGGGTTACGAATCACCGCCTGCGACATGCCGGATGACTTGATGGAGTTCGCCGCCTCGAACGGCAGGATGACGCCGGCCTGGCGTGCACGCACCACCACGTCGATGTCCGTCGAATGGATGATCGTGTCGAACTCGTTTCCTGGAGAGCCGTCGGTGCCCTGTGTTTCGTACACGAACAGAAACGGGATATAGGCCGTGTCCGATCCGGTCAGTGCCTCGGGCACACCGTTGACAATGTACGCATCCGACGACCAGTCGGTAACCGGCGCGTTTGAGCCGTCGTTGGTCAGCGTCAGCGTGGTGGCGGTGACGTTTGTGACAAAGCCATAGGTGTTCTCGGTGTCGTTGAACACCAGATCGCCGACGAGCACCCCGGCATTGACGAAATCACCGTCGGCATCCACCAACGAGGTAGCCGACCCGCCGGCGTCTGCAGTGGCGGAGAGGGTGTCCAGCGTCAGCACGGCGGCGGAATATGACGCGTAGCGCAGCGGGTACTCGTACTGCTGGTCGGTGTCCACCACGATCACTGTGCCGTCAGGCGGCGCCTCGTTGGAGATCGACGCCGACATGGTGATGGACGTCGCACCCTGGGCGGTCACTGTACAAGTGTACTCGTCCTTCTTGAGGGTGCCGTCCGGGTTGGTGCGGTACACGCCGATGCGGTCGCCGGCGCGGGTGTTCGTCACCGACACCGAGACCGTGTTCGGCGGGATCTGCACGGTACCGTCGTCGTCGATCAGCTGGAAGCTCTGGTCGGCGGCATAGTTGGTCAGCCAGACACCGGGAGCCGCGAACATCGTGCCGCCCGCGAAGGTGCCGAGAGGCGACTGCTTGGTCGGGTTGATGGTGCGCACCGAGTCCACCGTTGCCGTCACCGTGGACGAACCGAACACCACGTTGTCGCCGGCTTTTGTCACCGCGCCGGAGGTGAAGAATCGCACCTGGCGCAAGATCACGTCGCCCGTGGTGCCATCGTCATGGTCGGCAACGATGACGCCCTGCGCGGCCAGCGTGTTATCCGACTCGAACAGATAGATCGTATTGCCTTCGGTCCAGTCGCCGCCGGCCTGGGACGAGTATTCGACCTGATTCTGCGAGCCGATGTACTGCTCGCCGTCTGTGCCGTCGATGGCCGTCGCCGAGCCGCGGCGGGTGATGTACTTGAAATACTCGTACACCTCCGACAGCGGCCGCCCGGCGCAGTTGACGCTGATCGAGTACGGCCGCGTGCCGCTGCCGTTGTTCAGGTTGCCGGTGGTGGCGGCATGGGTGATGGTGACGTCCGTGAACGTCGCGCCGTAGACGTCGCTCGGCGCGACCGCCGTCGCGGTTTCGCTCGAGGTCTGGCCGGTGAACCCGCCAGTGCCCGCACTGAAATCGTTGAGCGGGTCGCCGATCAGGTAATAGTCGACCGTGACGTTCGGGGCGGTGCCGGAGGACGCGGCGACCACACCCTGGATCGTCGCGTCGCTGTCGTCCTGGATGATCTCGCCGACGGTGAAGTTGCCGGAGGCCGTGGTGAGCACCATCTGGCGCAGGCCGCGGGCCTCGTTAAGGTCCGGCGCGGTGGCCAGCGGGATCGGGTTGCGTCCGCCGTTGGTGAGGTCCACCTCGAAATTATCGTAGAGCGACCCCGGCCGGCGGTTGAACACCTTGACGACGCCATCGTCGATCTCGGTACCCATGTCCTTGACCTTGACGAGGATGTCGATGTGGCCGTATCCCCACCAGTCCGTGGATGCCTTGGCGTCGGTGACCTTGCTGCCGTCCTGGATGACGTACATGGTCGTGTTCGACGCCAGCGAGCCGATGGTGTAGATGTTGGCCCACAGCTGCTCGCCGGTGACGTTCGTCGACACCGTGATGTTGCCGGTGCCGGTGCCGCTGGTGATGGTGAACGCCTCCGCGGAGTCGAACAGGTCAGTCGCCGGGTCGTCCGGCCGGATCCACAGGTAGTTCGTCGCGCCGGTGTCATTGTAGTCGAGCACCGTGCCGCTGTAGCTCGACGTCGTGATGGTCTTGCCGATGTCGCCGGAGACCATGGCGACCGTCTCGGAATAGGCGACCTTGAACACCTCGTTCGAGGCCCACCCGTTCGTGGTGATGGCGCCACCGTAAAGGTACTGCGTCGACACGTCGTCGATGAACCAGCCGTTTACCAGCGTGAACTCGGTCGGCGTCTGTGCCGTCATCGGCACCTGGTCGTCCATCTGGTTCAGTTCGTCGAACAGATCCTGCAGCGCGGAATAGAGCTGGCGCACGGTGTAGGTGGTGCCCGCGCCCGTGTAAACGATGCGCTTCTGGTTGTTCTCGCTTTTGTAGTAGACGGTAAAATCACCACTGAGGATCGTGTCGGACATTGCGTTGGCCTCCTAGAATGCGCCGGTGACTTCCACCGTCAAGAAACATTGCCGTCGACGATCAGCGTGATCGTGACGTTCAACCCGTTGGTTGTAATCGTTGCCGGCGACACCACGGGCACGTATCGCGTGCCGGTGCTGCTCTTGCGCACGCGGATAATCACGTCCAGGTCGCCGGAGTAGTTGTACGAGTCCGATACCTGGCCGGACGCGTTGGTCGTCGTCGGCGAGACGATGGCCGACCCCTGCACGCCGCCGGTGTAGTCGTAGATCGCCACCGACGCGCCGGAGATGACCGTGCCGCCGGCATCCTTGACCGTCACCAGCAGCGTTTTGTTGTTCGTGACCGTCACCGTGCCGCTGGCGGTACTGCTGAACTCGGAGGCCGACGCGTTGCCGGTACCCGTTACGCCGATGGTGATGTCGGCATTTGTTCCAGAGTTCAATCCATGCCACAGCGTGCCGGACGAGAAATCCCCGTAGAAGTTGAAGTCCTGCCAGGTAACCGCGTAGTCGCCGGTGTACGTGAACCGCGTCATGTACTGCGTCGATGGCGTCCCAGACGTGATGAACGACAACTTCTTCAGGTTGTGCGTCAGCGTCCCGGCGCTCGGCGTCTGGCCGAACAGCACCCCGTAGTTGTTGGCCGTGCCAGTCGGATCGATGATGAAACACGACAGCATCTCGGCGCCGTTGTTCGTCGAGCCAGGAGCGATCTCGCCGCAGTTGGTGAACGTCATCGAGATCGCGCTGGTCTTGGTGTTGTCGTCCAGCGCGATGCCGGACTCCGCGCCCGTCCACTGCGCGCCGTACAGGTACACGGTATCGAGGTCGGCGATGTCTGTCGCGCTGTCCCATTCCCATGCCGGGCCAAGCGTCTTGATGCTGCCGCCGGCCACGCCCTGGCGCGAATCGCCCGAACCGACAACGCTGCCGATCTGCACGTCGGTGGTGCCGGTCCCGTTGCCGGCGACCGTAATGCCGTAGTAGGCGTCGCCGACCTTCTGGTTGTCAAACACCAGCGCGTCGCCGCTGTAGTCGGAAAAGTCCGTCGTCGCCGTGCCGGCGCTGTCGCCGATCTGAAACGGCGTCTTGACCAGGTAACCGCCTGGGATCGGCTTGACGTAATCCAGCGTCGCGGTGTTGTCGAGGCTCGCCACCTCCGACCACCCGGCACCCGCGGTGGTATTCGAGCCCGACACCGTGAACGCCGCGCCGGACCCGTAGCGCATCCAGTCCACAAAGCAGTTCTGGCTCAATTTTGACTTTGCGGTGTTCTTGAACCCCGCGCCCATCTTGACGATATCCGTCAGCGTGGCCGCCGTGCCATTGTTCCAGTCCGGCGTCTGCGACGTATGCGCCCCGAACAGCTCCCAGCCGCCGCGATAGTTGTCCGAGCCGCCGACGTACCAGCACGACTGGTTGCCGGACGAGTCCTCGACGCAGATCTGGATGCCGCCGGCACTCTTGGTGTCCAGCGTCGAGGCCGAGAACGACAGGAACTGGGCGCAGATGAACGTCGACGAGAGACTGGTCGACGTCTTCGACGCGCCGAACATCCGATGCGTCTCGATGTCGACGTCAATGCCGATACATCCTGTGCCCTCGCGCTGGAAGTCTGCATCCAGTCCGACAGTCGGGTCGCCCGTCCAGTTATCGGTATCGCAGTCGTCCCATTCCGACAAATTATCCGTGACAGTCAGCGCCACCGGTTCATGCTCCAGTCAGCCAGGACGATGCCGCAGGCGGTATGCGCGTGCAGCGGACGGTCGGACGCGATCTCCACGTCTGATCGGTCAAGCTGCCCGTAATCAGAACCGAACACGTACGCCGGATCATCCGGGTGCGTGAACAGCGGCAGCGGCACGCCGCCTTGCTCGACGAATACCGGCGTTTTGTTCTGGTACAGCGCCAGCGCCTCGTCGAGCGAACCGACCACGGCCAGGTCGATCTCGGCGTCACCGAAGCGCGGATTGAGCGCGTCGCAGTCAACCACGCAGAGCTTCGTCACGCCGAACGCCTTGCAGGTGTGCGACCAGTGGGTGAAATATTTCTTCTGGACCCGCGGATCTTGCAATACCACCGGCAGATCCCAGTGAAAAATGACCGCGCCACTCATCGCGAACTTCTCCACCCCGGCGCAGCGTCAACCACGCCGGGGCGACCGGTTACGGCGTGACGGTGCCAGCCACGCGGCCCAGCTTGACCTTGATGGTCTCGCCGGTGGTCGCGCCCTTGGACTCCATCGCGATGGCCGCGCCGGAAACGTCGCCGGATGCCGGCGTCGCCTGGTCGTCGTCGAACTCGCCTGCGGACGAGTCCCAGATAACACCTTCTCCAGCGGTGATGACCGCCGCATCGGCTTTCGGCAGATCGAAGGTGCCATCGATCATGATTTCACCGCTTGCACCGTTGGCGATGTTGGTAACGGCAATGCCGAGCGTGCTGCCCTGCACCACCACGTCACCGGACGAGATGTCGGCGCCGGCGGTGATCGTCATCCGGGTGCCTTCGTTTACATAGTTGGTCGCCATTTTCTGGCCTCCTGTTTTCTCAAACTAAAAGGGACGCCTGAGCGCCCCTCATGGGTTGCTGCCTATGAATCAGGCTCCGGGGTTTTTGTATCCGCCACGCCAGTCGATGGCCGCGACACCGTAGTCGAGGCGCACCTTGTAGCGGATCGCGTCGGTGAGGAAGTCCTCGTCGTCGGCGATGTACGGCGTCTGCATGCCGTCGAGGAACGCGACCTCCATCAGCGGCGCGTCCATCGGCGAGGCCGCAAGATACCAGGCCGTCAGCGAGTCGGCGTCGAGGTACGGATCGGAGATCACCTCGACCATGTTGCGCACCGGGTTAGCCGCGCGGCTGTTCGACTTGGAGACGTCGGTCTCTGAGGCGATGATCTGGCGCACCGTATCCTCGAGCACCACCGGCACCAGCGCATACCGCGGCTGAATGTTCAGGTAGTCATTGGCGTCGACGTCGGTCTGCTTGCGCATCGCCGAGCGCGCCGCGCCCAGGGTGGACACCGACGGCGCCGCACCGGCGCCGGCCAGGTTGTTATGGCCAGCGGCGAACAGCGCCACCGCGTCACTCATGGTCGGGTTCGCTGTCAGCGTGGTGTAGACGTCCTTGTTGACGGTGCGCGCGGCGGCGCGGCCCAGCATGCCGGCCATGCGCGTAAACCCGCCGAGATCGTCATTGACGATCATCTGGCGCGTCATCATGATGAAGCGGCCCTTGGTCACGGCCTGGATAGTCTCGGCCTCTTCGCCGACCGTGCCGGCCTCGTACTCACCGCCTGCCTGGATCGTGTTCAGCGAGTTGAACGAACCCAGGCGGATGCGCGAGTTGGACTTGAAGTCCGGCACCTCTGAGGTGTCGCACCACATGCTCCAGGTGCTGGGGAAGTTCGCATAGGCGTTTTGCAGTGCCTTGTTCGCCGAATCGGCAAGCAGCAGCGGGAAATCTGACGTGGAATGCGCCGCCAGCACGCGCGAGGCGATCTCGGATTTGTTCGCGCCGGACATATTGACACCAACGTGCTGCATGGCGACGCGCGCAATCTCGTGCAGCGACATGCCGCGGTACTCGTTGCGGCCGTCGTCATTGGACACGCCCATGCGCGAGGCGATGGCCGCGGCGGCGCCTTCGCGGAACTTGTCGCGGGAGTCCATGACAGTCTCGATCACCGGGTCCGCGCCCGCAGGCGCCGCACCGCGTCCCATGTGGTCACACATCGCCGCGCGCGCCTGGTCGGCGTCGATGGCCGGGTCGTCGAGGCAGCGGTCGAGCACCGGCTGCATTCCGGCCTTCGACAGGAACGGCGCAAATACCGCGCGAACCGACTCGCGGCGGGATTTCTCGGCGGCCATCGCCTCGGCCCGGATCTGCGCTTCGGGCTTGGCGGATTCGGTTGCGGTCACAGTGTCGACCGCCGTCTCTTTCGATTTGGACATGGCGTCCTCCTTCGTTGGTCTTACAGAATTGGATACGGCAGTCGCATCCGATGAATGTGCCTGGTCTGCGGCCGGCGCGTCGTCCGGCAGAAACGGAAATGGCGCGCTCGGAGCGCGCAGAGAACCATTACCGTCGGACTTCACGCGACCGGCCCTGTCGTAACGGTTGCCGCGATAGGTGGCCGCAGCCGCCATGGTTCCGGTGATCTCGTCGATGAACCCGGCATCGAGCGCCTCGCTCGCGGTGTAGTAGTGGTCGATGCCGTCGGTCAGCAGTTCGAGTATCTCCTCCTCGCTCTGGCCGGACTGGCTGGTGTAGGACGGCGCCATCGCGCGGGCATGGGTATCCAGGTCGTCGGCGATCTTGCGCATTTCCTCGGAGTTGCCGGCGGCAAACGTCCACGGCGCGTGAATCATCAGCAGCGCGTTTTCCGCCATCTCCACCCGATCGCCGGCCATGGCGATCAGCGAGGCGATGGAATAGGCCACGCCGTCGATGCTGGTCACCGTCGACGCAGGATGGCGTCGGATCGCGTTGTAGATGGCGATGCCGTCGGACACGCTGCCGCCGTAGGAGTTGATGCGGACCGTGATCTCGTCGGCCTCAATGCCCTGGAACTCCTCGACGAAGTTCTTTGCCGTGACGGTCTCCTCCCACCACGACTCGCCGATATCGCCGAACACCAGCACCTCGGCGGTGCGGCCCTTCTTTGCCGCCTTGATCTCGTACCACTTACCCTTCGCCTTGTGTTTCGGCATCGGCCGACCCTCCTGCGTTGCTGTCTGTATCGTTGACGGCGCTCAATCCGCGCCGGTCGAGTTCTTTCTCCCACTGCTCGAACTGGTCGAGCACCGCGTCTGGGTTGCCGCCGCGCTCGCGGATGATCTGCTGAGGACTCTTGATGCGCGACTCGATGAGGCTTTCGATCCCGTTCGCCTCTTTCTGCGGGTCCACCCAGGGCATCACCGGGCCGCGGAATTCCGCGTCCATCAGCGCATCGAGGCTCGCGCCTCTTGGCACCTGCAGCCGACCCGCCGCCACCGCGTCATTGATCAGCCGGCGATACACCGGCTCGACGAACTGCTCGACGAACAGCGTCGTCAGCGACGCATAGTTCATCCAGCCCTCGACGAGTTCCTGGCGCTGCGCCGAGTAGGTGCCGTTGTAGTTGCGCGAGATCGTCGAATAGTTCGCGCTGGTCGCCGCCGATACCGCGCGCAGCATCGCCTCGCGGAATCCCTCGAGCAGCGAACTCGGCCGATTGCTCTCGATGGTGCCGATCTCCTCGCCGGCGATCAGCGTGTCGAACACCATGCCGGGGCGCACCGAAAACGACCGGTCCTCCTGGCCGTCCTCCGGCGCGATGTACTCCGCGGGCGAGCCCTTCTTGATGTATGCGGTCATCGCCGCCGCGATCCGCGCCGCAACGCGCTCGGACTCCTCGTAGTCCTTGATATCCTCCAGTCGCTGCATCACCGCCGCGAAGATCGACACGCCGCGCGCCTGGCGGAAGCGGTCGACCAGCTTCAGGTGCAGGCAGTTCTCCGCGTCGAGCCGCTTGGTGTCGGACAGCAGCACCACTTGCGAATCGCCAGGATGCGCCTTGTAGATGTGGTAACCGCGCGGCCGGCCCCAGGCGTCGCGCTCGACGCCCTGGACGATGCCACGTTTCGCGTCGTTCAGGTCCATCGGCAGCAGATCGGCCTCGATCAGCTCCAGCGACAGCGGCACCGGGCCGGCGTGGTCGAGGTATTGCACGTTGCCGCTCAACATCTGCGTCAGGCACTCGCCGTCGCGGAACCAAGTGCGCGCCACCAGTCGCTGCAGCCCGCCGAAGGCGTGCTCGCGGGTGACTTCCGGCCGGCGCGCCCAGCCTTTCAACAGTGCGTTGATCGTGCCGCGCAGGTCTTCGTCCACCTCGCCGTTGGCATTGCGTGGCATCGGCTCGATCGAGATCCCGTTTGGCCCGACCACGTTGTTGACGAGCGTGTTGAGGATGCCGCGGGCGATGTCGTGATTCTGGTCGAGATTGCGCGCATAGCCGCGAATCCGCGTCCCGGCGCGCTCGGTCAGCGCGTTGCCGGAGCGGTTGTCAGGCCGCGTCTTGCGCGTGCGCCCCGGTCCTGCCGACTCATAGGCGGCCAGCACCCGCCGCGCCTGCGTGCGGCGCACGGCCGCAGTCGGCGAGAACTGCGCGACGATTCTGTCGAGCCAGTGCATCAGCGAAAATCCGCCAGCGCATAGTCAGACGACCCGCCGCCGCTTTTCGCCGCCTGGCTGTTCAGGTCACGACGAATAATCGCCAGCGCCCTCTCCAGCTGCTGCACGCTGCGATAGGTGATCTGCTTGCCGCCGATGGTCACCATCAGCGTGCCGGAGGCGATCGCCTTCTCGACGTTCGTGAGATCGGTCTGTGTATATGCCATCAGGAAATCCAGTCGCGGTCAGTCTTCACCCAGTCGCCGCCCGAGCGCGGCCGGTGGGTGCGTGCCGCTTTCTGACGCGCCGCGCCCGGTTCGTTGCCGGATGCGGCCGCCGTTGAAAAGATGTCAGCCTGCAATAGCGCGGATTCGCGCGCGTCCCATTGCGCCGGCTTGAGCAGGTGCACCTTCGCCGCCCGGCTGGCGTGCAGCGCGTACACCTCGCAGTCCCATGCCTCGATCCGGGCACCGCTTTTCTGCTGCCACACCTTCTTGCCGCGCAGTCGCCGGTGCGGCGCCTTCACTTCGCCGGTCATCTGCTCGAAATAGTCCTGGCGCACGCTCTGGTACCAGTGCATCCGGCCCGGCCCTGTGCCGGCCAGTTTCATCCGCCCGGCGATCAGGTCTTTGGCCTTGTGCGTGCCGACCATGTAGATCTGCAGGCCGTGTTTCGACGCCTTCGTGTTGCGGTGGCCTTTCGCGTCGATGGCGCGCGGTCGGCTGAAAATCTCCCGCGTGCCGTAGTCGTTCGACGATCCCTTGATCGCCATCACGCCGCGCCCCTGCCGGGTGCGAACCCACTTGTACACTGCGTCCGAGGTAGTGCCGTCCGAACTGTCGATGCTGATGGCGTTCATTCGCATCGACGCGCCGCTCTCGTGCTCGAACGCCCCGAAAACCAGCTTGTCTAGGCCGTCCCATACCGGGTCGCGGTGGTCGATGGTGTTGCCGTAAAGCTCGCCCCAGTACACCAGCCAGCTTTCCTCGTCGCGGCCCCAGGCGCGGATGATGATTGCCAGTCGGTCATGCTGGACGTCGATACCCGACGTCAGGATCAGCCCGCCGGACGGGACTGTCAGTTCGTCGTATTCGAGCGCCTTGTCCTCAAGCGCCTTGCGGTCCGGGGCATCGCTGGCGTACTCGTACGGCAACCCGAGGCACGAGTTGACGAACACGATCCAGTCGCTGTCGTCGCCCTGGTCGAGCGCGTGCTGCGCTTCCAGGTACCGCTCCACCAGGCGCGACAGCTTCGAGCCCGGAAACGGCGAGTAGAGTTCGTTGATGTAGAACCCGGCGATGCCGCGAAACGGCGCCTCCGCGCGCCAGTCACCCCGGCGCACGTTGCGGTTCTTCTCGTGGTCGCTCCACGGCGTGCCGCAGTGCGGGCACACGTAGGTTGCCGTCTCCGGCCGCGACTTGCCGTACACCACATGCACGATGTCCGCGTCCTGGTCCCACACGACGTGATCCCACGACAGGACGTGCGATTCACCGCAGGCGTGGCACGGAATCCAGAACCGGCGGCGGTCCGAGGTGTTGTACGCCTCCTCGATGGCGCTCAAGCCCTTCACCGACGGCGTGCCGCCAAACACCACTTTCCGGCGGTGGTACGTCTTGGTGCGCTCCTCGAGCAGCTTGATCGAGTCGCCCTGCTTGCCGACGTTGATCTGCGCGTCGTCCGGCTCCTCGACGAACACTCGCGGCGCCGGCGTCGATTTCACGTTTGACGGCGAGTTCGATCCCACCACCTTAAGGAACCCGCCGGGAAACTTCTTGAACTGCCAGCGGTTGCCGGCCCGGCGTGTGGTTTGGACGTCGATTCGGTCGCGCAGGCGCGGCGTGGCCATCACCATCGGCGCAAACTTCTCGTCGACGTACTCTTTCGCCGACCCCTCCTTCGCGAACAGTCCGATGACCGGCGCCGGATCGATGTCGATCGTCCGGCCGATCCAGTTGTTGATCACGCCGTCCGTCCACGCCACCTGCGCCGACTTCATGCAGACAACCTTCCACGCATTCTTGTCGTCGAGCGCGCCGTGGATTCCGGCGATCCATGGCGTCAGTTCGGCGCGATATTTCCCCGGCAGCGCCGAGGATTCGGCGGCGAGGTAGCGATAGGCGTTCGACCACTCCGTGGTGGTCAGCTTAGGCGGCGGAGCCCACGCTGCTGCGATCCTCGACTGCATCCGGCGATAGTTCGCCGTGATCTTGTCGCGCCAGGTTGCTGAGTGCGTGTTCAACATGAGTTTGAATCAAGTCCGCGTCGATGTCGACGCCGTGCAGCGCCTG